CCAATCTACTTTAGCTTGCGTACCTCTACTTAGAGTGCCCACTGAGCTGTCAATAGCTGGGAGATTTACTCCTGGCACTCCTACTTGGATTGATCCTGTTATTGCTAAACTTCCCGATATAACAGCACTTCCGGTGTATGGAAACGTAGGTGAACCGCTTCCTCCTCCGTTAAGAGCATGTGACGCTGTTAGAGCATATGACGACGATACTGCAGATGATGCAGATAGTGCTGTGACAGCAAGACTTGCTGTGACAGCATAGCTTGCTGATCCAACAAATCCTACTCCAGTGGCTGTTTGTACAAAAGCTGGTGCAGAAAACTGTTTGTTACTTCCATCGTAGTAAAAACTATTTGTTACGTATAGTACTTGGTTTGATTTATTTGGGCCTGGATATAGTACTGTTGTGGGATAGAATGTGTTTGTGGATCCAGTCGGTGTGATACTAACTACAGATGCAGTGAGTGCTGTTTGCGCTGTAAGTATATAGGATGCTGTTGAGGCAAAGCTACTACTGATGGCATTGAGTACGTATGATGCTGTGTTTGCTATGATGGCGTTTGTAGCCCAACTAGCAGTACCAAATAAACTACCAGTAAAACCAGCTGTTGATGTGGTTGAACCTGTCACTACTAATGAACCTGTTGGTATGATAACACTACCATACAAAGTTTGAATGTCATTAGCAGCATCTCCTAATTGGTTAGAACCTGAAGAGTATTGTGTTTGATTAACTATTAATGTGCTAATAGAAGCAGTACCATTTAAGGTTAGATTGCCATTAAACGTTAAGTCTTGAGTTAACGTATTTAAGTATGATGCAGTTGGTATAGTACTAAACTGCGTAACAACGTTTCCAGAGCCACTACCATAGAATAAACGTCCGTCTGCGACATTAATTGCCAATTCACCTTGTGTTAAATTACTTGGCGTATTGCCCGCAGTAGCACTATTTTTAGTTATTATTGTAGCCATTTAATATAAATATTCGTTTAAAAAGTTCCGCCGTCTATATATGATGCAGTCACTGCAGTTAATATAAACAACGAACCCGTGCCATCGTACATGTTAGTGCCATCTGTCTGAAGAACTCGTTGATAAGTGTCTTCTATATTCTGACCCGTAAAATCAAAAGGTCCTGCCATAACTATTATTTAGGTAGATTCTTCAACAATCCAGTTATTACCCTATCAGCTTGTGATTCGTTTAATGGATTCTTTTGCAAATAAGTTGCTATAATATTGTTTAATCTATCTTTTTTAATTTTTAGATTGCTTATCTTAATATCCTCTTTTACCAATAATTTAACTAGCTTAATTACATGCTCTTTAACTGATAGTGGTACTTCGTTTTTAACTCCTGTTACTTTTACTGCAGGTTCTGTGTTTTCTATGATCATTGCAGCATCTTGTGACTTAACTTCTACCGTCACTTTTCTCGCTGCTTCAACAGAAAATTCAGATGACCATGGAACAAAGTATGTGTCTTCTGCTATAATTTCAAGTTTAAGTTTGCCTTTTGCATTCTCACCCAAAAATCCCTTTAGCTTTTTAATTGGAATTTTGCATTTGCCATTGGAATCAATAGTTCCTTTAAACAATAAATTAACATCTTGTGATTCAATCACAATTCGTGCTTTGCTGTTTGTAAGGGATGCTCCTTCCAATTTTACATCGCACTCAAAAATTTCTACTTTGTCTGTGAATAATTTATACATTACAATTCAATTTTAACTATACGGGAAACTTCTTGAACTACCAACTCTACGTCTGATATAACTATTTTTATATCTTTGATTTTTTTAGTTTTTTTATACTTCTTTCCTTTTACCTTACACAACAGCTTAATGAATCGCTCTTTTTTCTTTTCATCTCTGAAGATTTGTTGATATGGTGGATGCATATGTCCGCCACCAATAGCTTGAGCAAGTTCTGTTACTAAAGCTACATCGTCCCATGTAAATGGATTAGTACTCTGTTGTGCTCCAAAAGGGTTACTATCCCAAGCAAAGTTTGCTGTGTTCCATTGAAAGGGTGTTCTCATTAGAATGTACCTCCGTTTATTAAACCTTCAAAAGAACCGGTAAACGATCCTGTTGCTCTTAAAGTAGTGCCATCGTAAGTTAATACTGACACTCCTCCAAACGAGCTTGCGCTGTTGTATTGTATTTGTGTATCTGAACCTCCTGGTGTGCCTCCACCACCTGGTGCCCATGAAGCTGATAATGCTTGTGTTGCATAGCTGGCTGTTCCTATTAATTGTCCATATACAGATCCGGTTAAGTTTAATGGCTGTATATTGTTCCACGAACCGGATTCTGGTGGTGAAAAGGTGCTTGTTACGATCCAAACCTCCTCTTTGTCGATTGTAATTCCTTCTCCTGGACTGCCTGTATACGACTTGTCGTCGTAGGACGCAGACCGAGCTATCTGCAATTTATCTGCTGATGTTTCTTGTAAGTTCTTGCCTTGGTAAAGTAATCCCATAAGCAGCTTTGTTAGCTAATATATTTTCCAGTTACGGTTATTACGTCGCTAGAAGCTAGTGTGTAACCTAATTGTTCAATGTCTAAATCAAAAGTTATAGTGTTTCCATAGGTTTGCCTATACCCTTTTATTGCCGACACTAAAACCGTCTGTCCATTTATTTCTAAATAAAAATCAGATGGGCTAAGATTAGGCTTGTTTAGGCTCATTTCAAAAACAGCACTTTCTGGAAATACTTTTATTGCTTGTTTAGATGCTCCTGGTACGGTTGCGTTTGTTTCTACAGGCACTGATTCTATGACAGCTTCTCGAGTACTATAGGTAACGTCACTGAGCTTATCGCTAAGTTGTTTTACTTTCACGTCTGGTACAATGTATCCGTAAAGGGTTAGTGTGAAGTTGGTTCGAACTATACGCTCATTATCTTGTAGTAAGTCTGTTGTATTTGTAAAACTATCAATTTTGGTTCTAAACTTAAATCTTTCTTTCTCTCCCCAAAAGCTACCTTCGGAATATAGAATAGCTTCCACAATACTGTTCATTTGCTCTACAAAATCTGTCCAAATAACAACTTCGTACGTCAAGTCAACGTAATCAGCCATTACTGTGTTGATGTAGGTGTTTAGTGGCTTTTGGTTTGTTAGTTTGCTAAATTGGTCGTATCTGTTTTGTGGTGTGTACTTAACTTGTTGAGTGTAGTATACCTGTGGATGGTTAGCATCTACTTTGTTTCCTAACGCTCTATTTTTAGCTAATGCTGTTCTCTTGTAGGCAATTATAGGTGCTAATATCTTGTCTTCTCTATCGCGAAAGTATCCGTCTTGTTGAAAGTTTTTCCATTTTTCTGGAGATCCGTATACTACTGGCACTGGTCTTTCGCTACCAAAGTCGTTTATTGTTGGTTTTATTATACTCTCCATGTAGTACTTAATTGTGTAATCTAAATCCTGTAAGCCTATATTTAACTCACTAAGCGTAGTATCATCCTTACGAATATCGTTTGCTTTGTTATAGGTTGGATCAGTTGTTCCAGTTACTATTTCCGTTTGAGTTGCTGTTATTGGTTTACTCATGGCCTAGCCTTTTCTATTTGCAATCTAGTCACACGCGCATAATGCGCTATGCATATTTCACTAAAACTTTCTCCAAACTCAGAACCCACACTTTTGCCATAATCATTATCCTTTCCTACAACAAATTGGTTTTCGTTAATCTGGTCTATTTCGTAATATAAGCCTCTAACTTCAATGATGTCACCGCCTTTTGGTACTAAATTTAATTCTCTTAGCTTTGGCTTAAAGAATTTAAAAGTGATTTGTTGAGTCACATCCATACCAAATTGATCATCAGCCACATAGGTTTGATCACCTCTTTCTATTAAGCAAGTTACACGCACCGGTTTGTAGTAAGTTTTTCCTGCAGATGCTTCTCCATAGAGATTTGCTGCAGTATTTGCTAACGATAGTACGTAAAAATCAACTTCTTGCTGAATAACATCATCCAACAATTCGTTGTTTATTTTTTTCATAAAGCTGATATCTCTACTACTGCCAAATAGTGCCATGTTACTTAATGTATATTGGTAAAGGTACTTTTCCTAATTGATAATTCATTGCTGTTGCAACTGCTTGCTCTTGTTCCATCTGACCTTGTCTAGTCATTCCTTGTAACAACTCTTTTAGTTCTGTTAGCAAATTTGCCTTATCCTCTCTACCCTGAGCAACTAAGTCTGTTCCGTTTAAAGTGACCTCTGCTCCTGGAATGGGTACGGATGAGTATTTGCCTCTTATCAACCCTTGCATCTCTTTAGCACACGCTTGAGTGTATTTGTAAATCCACTGCTTGCCTATATCATTTATGTTTGTGTATAGGGTTTTATTATAAGGCACGTTGCTTAAATCCGTTATGTAGTTTGATCCAGAATTAGTTGCATACTTTCCTTTAAGAGGGTTGCTTCTACTATCCACAACTACATACTCAAACCACATTTTAATTTCTACAGTTGGTATTGGGAATATGTTGAGTTTATTGTTACGTAATTCAAAGGTGTAAGACGACTTTCTTATTTGGTCGTTCATTTCAATTGCTTGTATACGCAACAAGTCTGCATACAAAGGCATTACTAAAAAGTTTACAGCAGGTGAATAAGATCCCCATCCAAAGCCATCTAACAATTGCTGTGTACCAGCTCCAGTACCTACATATGGATCAAAGTATCTTGATATTGCTGGTGCAAAGTCGTGGTAAACTCTTTTGATTTCTATATCATTTCCACTTTCACTCACATTTGCCCATAGTACATCTAAGTCGTAGGATTGTGTACTTGGTTGCAGTGTAATGTATCCTTTTTTCCAATCAACGTCTCCTCCACTTCCTACTTCTGATCCATAGTTTTGTGCCAATTGAATTGTTCGACCTAGGTTTGGAGTTACAACTCTTCCTGTTAGGTTTGTTGTGTTTGTGTTTCCAATCAAAGTGAGCATGTAGTCTTTTGCATTGTACATATTAACTTGTGTGGAAAATTCTGTTACAGATTCCTCAAAACAAGCCCACATGTTTAAGTCTTGCAATTCCACTTCCATTATAGGGTATCCTAATTTACGAGCACAGAAGTCTGCAACTTTATCTGCATCTACCTTAAAAACCGCATCATTATCATAATAACCAAATGGTGTTGGTCTTGATCCAGTTGATGGTGTATTGTAAAAGGATGCTGACACGGTTACAAAGGAACTTGAACCTGGCCAGATTGCTATGTTTGCCATTGTCTAAGGTTTTCTTATAAATATCGCCTTAATCGCGATAGTCACTATAAACCTTTAAGATAGGCTCTACGATTTCGTGTCTGTGGTTTGTTTTAAGATTAACTACTCCAAATCCTGGTATGGTCGATAGTTGTTTTACTACAAAGTCAAATCCAGATTGCTTTTTGTCCTTTAAGTCTATTTGCGCTGTGTCTCCGCATAATATCATCTTGGATCCATGACAAAGACGTCCTAACATAAGCTCCATTTGTCTGTGAGTAATGTTTTGTGCTTCATCAACTACAACTAGGCAATCTGATAGATTTCTACCTCTCATAAAAGCTAATGGAATCACTTCTATGTTGCCTTCGGAAATGTGCTTATCGATTATATCCTTTTTATAGATACGATACATGTTGTCGTATATTGCAGCAGTGTATGGTGCTAGTTTTGCATCCTTATCACCGGGCAAAAATCCAATATCTTCTCCAGAGGTGACTGCTGGCCTTGTTAGTACAATCTTTTGAATATCACGGCGGAAAAGCAGGTCTAATGCAACCTGTGCAGCTACCATAGATTTACCACTACCTGCTGAGCCTTTTAAGACAGTAATTGTGTTTTCTAGAATCACAGCCTTGGCTGCTTTTTGTTCGTCGCTGAGGGTTATCTGAAACTTGATAGGACCCTTTGGTTTGCGTTTGGTGTTTGTAACTTCTTCCATAAGTTAATTTATTATAGTCGTGGAACTTGGTTTGCTTGAACAACTCCACTATACACAAATGCAATACCGCTGCTCTGAG